AACGTAGAAATACAACCATGAAACAACTAAGCAAACAAGAGATGGTCAATAAAATGACCACCCATATAAACTCCACTTACAACCTACTCAACACACTTGTTGACCAGACCGACCCCGAAAGCATCCGTGCGCTATATGATAAGTACATAAACGATACGGAAGAAGAAGAAGAAGAGGAAATGTGGAGCGGATACCTGCCAACTAATCTGGAAGTACAGCTTGTCAGTCTAGGAGGTGAGTGGGCAGTCGATATCCGAGAGCGAGCCAAGCATGAAGATGATGCCGACCGTTGTCTGGACGGGTATCTCTTTCACTCTTATAAGGAAGCCCGAGCCCTGTATCACAAAGCAGTAGCCTATCACGTACACCACCCAGTCACAACCTTAGGAGAACTATAACAATGATTACCCACGACGAAGATGCGGAGTGCACGACATATGTTATACACCTAGATGGTCAGGCAGGTAACAGCATGTATCTCCTAGGCATGGCACAGAAGTTTATGCGAGACCAGTATCAAGACAAAGACACCACGGACAACCTACTACTAGAGATGCAGGGCGGTGACTACCACCACCTCATCAAGACATTCGACAATGCATTCGGCAACGATGTCACACTAGTGACTACTGACGAAGACATCCTAGCCCTCAACCACCTATGATATATCTACTCCTACCCTGTATCCTGATTCCTCTATCCTGTTACACGATCTATTACCTATGGGTCACGTATCATAATGATAAGTATCTATCCAAGCTGAGGCGTAAAGCTGACGCACAACTCAAGGACGACACACACCGCACCTTCCTTCTCACCATACAAAACAAAACCAACAAATAAAAACATGAAACTAGAAACACAAAAACTAAATGTAATCCGCAAGTTTGAATCCTCAGCTTACCAACGCATCAGCGTCAAGCAAGCCCTGTCATTATTCTACCTAGATGAGGACGACATCACAACCACCGCCCTCGCCAAGAGGGTGGGCGTAACAAGTGCTGCCGCTACTGGTATGGTGGACCGCATGGTGGACCGAGGCTTAGTAGTCAGGAACCGCAACCGCTCCGACCGAAGGGTCATTACTGTGCAGATCACCGACCAAGGCCGAGGCGTAGTATCACGTATCATCAACTCCTAACTCAACCCAACCCACAACAAACCAAACTATAATATTATGAAACCAACAAACAACAACAGCGTAACCACTATCCACCCTTATGTATACCACGGCGAGTGGGTCTTCGATGATGAGTCCCGTGGCCTAGACAAGGAAGCCTTTGTATCTGGGGCAGACTCTATCATGGACATGCTATACCTCACCGCACAAGGAGCGACCGAAGCATTCATACCCGAGACAGGTCAGTTCAGTCTTAGGTTTTCTGATACCCGATTCAAAGGACACCATTATAAGTTTGACTGGGTCGAGGACAACGGCATGAAGTATGACGATGACCAATGGAATCATTATGTAGAGCACACTACAGGTATTAGTGGGTGGCTGTGCCCCGCTCTGCTAAGGTTCTTCCCTGACGCACCCCGTTGTATCTATGTTGAGGCTGTTAAGTATAGTGCTGGTCGAGCAGTCAGCGATGAAGTTTTGTCTGCCATACAAGATTAGCACCTAGCATTATGAGCAACAACAAAATGCCGAGGACGTCATTTGCTAAATCCTTGGGGGCACCAACCCCCAAGGATTATGACCAACTAGTCCAACGTGCTAGTGAATTGTCTGGCATCTCGATGACCGATTTGCTATCATCAAAGCGCACCCAGAGGGTGAGTCAATGGAGACAATCTATCTTCTTTGTGCTCCGCCACATGGGTGCTACCTTCCAAGAGATTGGAGCATACTTCAACAGGACACATGGCACCATCATTCATGGGTGCAATACCCTAGAGAGAAATGCTAGTAATAAAGATGTAAGACAAATCATTATAGAACTAACGAAGAAGACCGATGGAGATCCCGACAACCAGTAACCTCAAATCATTAGAAGCATTCCATGAAGTGTTCCTAGAACATATCCGACCAGTCGCTGAGCATGACCTAGTCAAGCTAAGACCTAAAGAGAAACAAGTCATCGAGAAACTACGAGCTAAGTTTATCCCTGCTTCCATAGTAATGGATGTGGTGAGCTTCCTTAAGTTTCATCTTAGTGAGTTTGCGGCTGACGAAGTTCTCAAGATGGGTAGTGATGGTGATGCCGAACAAATGATTGAACGGTGTGACGAGCTCGACCCCTACTTCAAAGCCACACGAGCATTAGCCCTAGCCGTACACGTGTTCGCTACTGAGGCATCGGAGACATTCACCACCGACAACGGAGACAAAGAAGAATAGCCATGCCAAATTCACACCACCCATTTGAACGAGTGACTGGGGGGAAGGGCGATAGAGATATCCGCACTGACCCAGCCACTTACCGCAACAGTTTATTCTGGAAGAGATCAACGTGCTGTGATGCACACGTTCAGTCTGACCAAGGTAAGCTAGTGTGTAAAGCATGCGGTAAAATCACCACGACCAAATAAACAATCTGGTATTGTAGCGGAGTTTGTTTATGCTCTGGTTAATTACATCGCCATCCCTGTAACTACATAAAAGCAGGGAACATTTCCTAAAGTTAAGGCCCTGAGAATCGCACACACGGATTGATCCTGCACCCTGCACCGTGCTACGTCAGCCCTGAACCCCTTTAAATACAGGGATTCAGGGCTTTCTTGTGTCTAGAACTTCTCGTCTAACTCAATGTATCTCGACTTGTAAGTAGCCATAGCCCGATAGATAGCACCCGCTCTGTTGAGTGCTTGCTCCTCAGTCATCGTAGGGTTAGCTCCCTGTGACTTGTCATACAAACCTTTGAAAAACTTAGGTCCGAGCTTAGGCTTATCCATGACACCATAGAAAGTATTCTTAGCTCTACGCTTGCTGACCCCTGATGAAGTCATCGTGTTATATATCTGTTGATCAGTCATCCCAAGTCCCCGATACCCACGAGAGATACGGACTAGATCATTTTGGATTATCTTACGCTTCGCTACTTCATCATGATACAGCTGACCAAGGGCGTCCTCCGACATGGGTCTACGTGAATATGATTTATACTTCTGGCTGGATACCCTATCATACTCTTCTCTCAGCTCGTACAGATATCTTCTGTATTGTTGTTCCACATCTACAGTATGCGCTTTGAATGGCTTGAACTGGTCAATCATAATTTGAAGAGGCATATCTTCCTTACGTAGTAGCGTTGGGTCAACGTCTTTAGATTCATACAGTTTCTTAAACCTCTTATATATGTCTGGACCATATGCTTCCTTGAGGACATAGGCCATTCGTTTAGTCATCTTGGTGAGCGAGTCATCTGTCCGAGTCTCTACAATAGGATTATCATTAGATGAATTTCTGTTTTCCGAGATGTCAATCAGAGATGAGGCGAGGATTTGTGGATCTAGATACTGGTCAGTCAGGAAACCTGTGATCAGTTTACCTGCACCTGATGCATACTCACCACGTCGTACATCCTCTATCATTCTAAGAGCGGGGTCACCCAGTAGAGAGTAGGGGTTAGAGAATGTTAAGTCCAAGCTGGTAAGTTCATCTGTCTCCTTATCTCGGAAGAACCAGAACGAATGCCCACGTAAGTATGAAGGTATTCCAGCCCGCATGGACTCATCTTCTTCCTCACCTATCCCAGCAATGTGTTGGAGAACAGCTGGCACAGTAGTTGACCACACGCCCAGCATCATGCTCATACTCGCGAACCTGTTTTGTCCCCTCCTCCTGAGCACCTTGTTGCCACTACGCATCTCCTCGAAAGATAGCCTGTATGTGTTCATAACAATCCTCGGAACCTCCGCCTTGAATCGAATAAACGGAGCGAACAGCATAGCGAAGTTGGATTGAGACAACCCAGTAATAAATGGTGGAGCCTCACTATGTGACTGAGCCGTCATCTTAACCTTCTTAGCGGCCATTCTCTTGAGCTGATACTCATCGGTAGGTATAGTTGAATCAGGCTCACCGCTCGCCTTACGTAGGATCTTGAGCTCGTGCTCGAAGTAGCCTATCTTGTAGAACGCATCAATGGCGGAGGCTAACTCGGCTGCTTTTTCATATAAGTATTTAGCTGGTTTCGTACCTTTTTTAATCTTACTCAACACACCCATTTGTTCTTCCATTAAGATGTCAGGAGTTGTCTTACCCCTCATTAAGTCCAGCATCATCTGACCTCGAACTTCATCTCCTATAATTCCAAGAGAGGTATACTCAATCATAGCTTCCTCAATCTGCTCACCACGTATTGCACCCTTCGCCTTGACGCCCGCACGTTGCATCATGATCCATGGCACATCCACAACCGCCTTATAATATCCCTGTGATGGACCGAAGAAAGCCATGTTACTGAAGGCATTACGGACAAAGAAACCAACGCTACCGAGTGTCTTACTAGCCATTGACAAGCCAGTTACCGCCCTAGAAAACATACCAAATGATGCGATCACTTCCTCCGATTTAGTTTGGGCAGCCCTAAGTTCTGTGCGATCAAATGTCTTGTCAAATCCATCCCTTAATTCAGGTGGGCCATAGAATCCAGCAAGCGGATCACCATCAGATGTTTCATTGGTGTTTCTCATAGGAACCCAGAGCTCATACTGATCCATATCAGCCTCACGTTCCTCCTGAGTGATCAGGAAACCCTCGGCTTTACCCATCTCCGCTACATTGTTAATGAACGACTGGTTCGCAGACATCTTCGCTACAGTAGAAAATGTTCGTAGCAGGTTATCAACCGTACCATCCTGACCATACTCACCCAGTAGATTACGTAGAGATATATCTAAGTCCTTCTTTTGCTTAAGGTTATCAATCATAATGCGGTGTGACTCCGAATGATTCTTTGCAAGGGAACTCATACTATGAGGTTGATATGATTCTAGAAATTCATCCAACATACGTTGACCTTTCGGGTGTCCACTATCATCCGCCGTTCTGAGCTTCGCCTCAGCTTGCGCCTTCGCTTCTGTCTCAGTCAGATCTTTTTCCTTCACGAGCTGCGCCGTTTTATCTTTAACGTATTGCTTCTCAAAATATTTCTTAGCGGCTTCACGGACTTCATGGTAAGCAGAATCCTTCTTAACTTTGGATGCATAGTTAGAATCAGTAAACATGCGATAGGATCTAGTGATATAGAAGTCCATGTTCATGTCTAGTCTAGCTTGAAGCTCCTCATTTAATCCGAAGTTGTCCTTGATGTATGTAGACAATGGTTGGATAAGTTCCTTACGTACATCTCTGATGTGCTGAGCTAACTCAGGAGATAAGAGTTCGAGCTCCGCCATCTTCTCATCCTTTGTCCGTAGTATCTCATCCCTAGCGATGATCTCCTCGGACTGAACGGCTTGCCTCTTACGTAACTTAGACGCTTCTTCAGCAGCTTCCGCTTGCTCATTGGTGAGATCCTTGTTGTCTCTAATAGCTTTAAGCTCAGCCTCGTGAACCGTATCAATGGCCTCAAGGGTATCACTTGTTAATACAATACCCTTCGCGTCACCCATTGCCTTCTCCAACATTTCTTTTTGGTAATCGTTAGGCTCGCCATTGAATGCTTTCTTGACAAGCTTATCCATCTTCCTCTTGTATTTAGTAACAATCAGATCCGAAGCCCTTAAGAATGCTAGTCTGTTCTTATGGAGGTCGGTGATGCGTGGATCTACCTCTCCTCTAAACAAACGCTGATACCATTTACGAGGCGCATTATAATCACCCGTCGTATACACAGGCATCTCAAGTGTTTTGATGAACCCAGCCATGTTGATGCTGTCCGCCTCTACGGAAGAACCAGCCTCGAGCGATGAACGCAACGCCCTACGTGCCACAGGTTTATACTTCACATTAAATTGTTTCATGGCATCACTACCAACACCAAGGTCAAACACGAACTGCTGATCCCATCCATAGTTTCGCCACAACCCGAGACCACCCGTGCTCTGCACTACTTTTCTGACAGACCAAGTCTTCTTAGAAGTTGTGGCCATCTTCTGTAGCTCAGCGATCTGAGTCTTGTGATACTTCTGGATACGTTTAAAGTTATCTTCGATGTAGGCAACCACATCTGCATCTGCATTATCATGTACCTTCCTGACATTCCCAAGAAGGGCGAAGGAATACTCAAGATTCTTACCAACCTTCATGACTACATCTTTGTTGTTAAATGTTTGTGCGTCCACTACATCTACCATTGCCCTGACATATTCTTCAGGAGCCGCTGTAGCAAGCCACTCTGAGAACTCATTATGTATGTGAATCGGGAGCTGACTCTCTAGCCTTACTTTGAAATCACTTAAGTCTTTATCTGTGTTTTCAAAACCCCACTTGGCCCATGCATCATAACCCTTTGTCATAGCGCCAGAACTTTGCAGGTCTTGTATCATCTTAGCTTTCTTATTAGCGCCCATACCTTCTGCTTTCTTAACAGCGGTAGTCAATACGTTACGACGAGCCCTAGACATGTTTACGATCTGTCCTGAACCTGAACCCTGAGTCTTGATTGCTGGAGCGTTAATCTCTCCATTCGCAGCTATGAGCTGGACCATTAATGGAACAGTATTCGGGACTGGTGTCACACGACCACCCTCACTTTTAAGTTGTTCTATCTTCGCCGACAATACATCAGCTTCTTCATTCGTTAGCTCACCCTTACTAACTCGATCTCCTAGCATAAAGAACTCATCGTCCAATGTAATCGGACTCATAGACCCAACAGAGATAGATCCATCTGAATCAATACTGAAGTCTACCAGTGACCGCGAGCCTATCTCTCCGATAGCGACCTCCATCGTGGGACTGGTAGGTAATGACAACTCGTCAGTTATAATCTCCATATAGCCAGCACCCTCGAGTTCTGATAATGCCTGTCTTAGCTTTGATACATCAGTCGTTCCGACTGCTTGATATGTAACCTCACCAGATGAGACTTCATTGTTAAGACGAGCAAGCAAACTATCATCTGCGGCTACTTCAGATGAACCTTTAGCTTGTTGTATATCTCGAAGAGAACGTATGTATAATGCAAAAGTATCATCAAGTGCTTTAGTAAGTTCTGGGCTTGTACCAAAGTCGGCGGCCAGTCCTTCATATAAGTCAGCATCCAGTGCTTCCAGAGCAGAAAGACCTAACTTGAGATTCATAGTGTTAGGGTTCATCAACTCATGATTAAAGCCCTCGATATATTCGGCAAGGATTCCCCTTTGTTGATCTACGTCAGGGGTGTTGATGATATTTTCTGATGTAGTAAGTGGACTAATATCAGACCCAGATAACATTGTGTCTTCTACGAGTGCACGTACATCATCTAACACAGCTTCATAAAACTCCTCAGGAACCTCATCAGTTTCTCTGGGTATTTGTTTTAGTGCGTTCTCATATGCTTCTTCTGCAATAGAACGTCTTGCATCCGTAACACGGCGGTGTCGCGCCTGTAAAGATGTCCGTAAAGTTTTCCTAATGTCTGTTGTAGTTTGTGGTGAGCTGTCTACCTCTTCTTTTTCTGGGTAGTCAACAAGTCCACCAGTTAGGTCTCGAACAAACTCGATCTTCTGCTTAGGTATAATATCTGGTAAAGCATTTAATCCTTCTACTGCCCTTAGTTCTGCAACAAAATCCTCTGGGTCTGAAACCATCTTATCATTTAGTATAGCCGCGAGCGTCTCAAATGAATTGTCTGGGTTATTTGGGTCAAAGTTTAGGTGTGTCGGAGCGAGTCGATACCCCCTCTTAATCGCACGTAACTCATCCACTAGTCGATTGATCGAGGATGACAGGTATTTGTTATCAATACTACCCATAGCGCGAGCCGCCGCTACCCTTTTAAACAGACCCGATACATAACGGAAGAGGATCTTCATCATGGATGGGTTTGTTTTGTAAAAGGCGTGATCTTCCTCAGTTGTGTATCCACGCGTGATACGTTGTCCTACTGAACGGAGGTGTTCCTCCACTAGCATACGCTTAGTTTCGAGAATATCTTGTTCTAGGGCAGCCTTCTCCTCAGGTGTCATATCCGAAGTTATTTCTGTCGCTAGTAAAGCCTTCGCGTCATCACGTTTAGCTTGGTTTGTGGTAAAGTAGTTATCAATAATCCTGTCAAACTCTCTAGAGTTTAGGGTCGAAGCTAACTGATCTATCTCAGACTGAGGTATTGCATTATAGGAAGCTACGTGAGCCAGCTCCTCCTCAATGACTGCTGACATCAGCAACCGAGAAGACACAACGTCCATGTCCTTGGTGAGCTGAAAAATATTCTCTGGGTTAAGGTAAACCATACCACCCTGCATCTTAGCTGGACCAGAAGATTCTGTGTCGAATGCTAGATTAACTTCAGGGGGAATCAGATTACGCATGTGCTGAACTATAACCCTTAGTTTCTTCTGAGCCTCAGTCAAACTTAGTGAATCATCGGGGACATCTAGTTCATCTAGATTGTCTATTAATGCCTCTACCTCTGCCTCATTGTCTAGTTGGTTTTGTTCGAGGGAGCTATTAAGAGCTTGTTGCTCACGTTCATTGAGGGGCTTGTCTTCATCGCGTTGGGTCTGGGCTCGGTCTTCATAACCTCGCATGTTATTAAATCCAATAGCACGGAGCATCATGTTATTACGATCCATCCGAACCATGGCGGCCTTAGCTATTCTCTTCGCCGCTGTCTTGGCACTAGCCTCTACACCAGCACCAGCTTTGACTGTTATGACATCTACAATAGCATCACTATACTCAGCGGCTTCTGCGGACGTAACACCTCTCTCAAAGAACCTGAGGATAGCGTCCCCAATTCTCTTGAAGAAACTCTTCTTGGCATTCTTGGATTTACCGAGTGCGAGAATCTCTTGCTGTAACTCGTTAGAAAGCATCACACCTGCGATAAACTCATCTATGTTACCAAGGGAGTCCATGATAGGACTATTGGCAGCATACCCATTGTCGGTAGCGGCTTGCCTAATCTCACCCATCAGATTTTCTAATCGGGACATCGCTTCCTGTTGCTTAGTGCTAAGGCTATCTTTCGGTTTAGCAAACGCATCAGAAAGGGTGGCGTGTAAATACTCCTCTAGTAATACATTAGTAAGCCCTTTGCCATTGTGACCATTTAAGTTAAGAGTCACCCCATGGGAACCATCAGTATACTTGGTATACAACCCCGCATACTTACTCAAGTTAAGTTCGGTAATATCAAAGTCTACTGACCTTATGAACGCTGGGTTCTCAAGTAGTAGCTCAGCCACTAGTGCGTGCTGTTTATTTGACTTATTTTTTGCGATGTTTTGTAGAGCGTTGATTACACTTTCTGGATTACCAGAGACTAGTCCCAATCTATTAGCTTCTGCTCTGTTGAGTTCTCTAGCCATGGCTTGCCCTGCTTGGCTAACCCTAGACTTGGCCATCCGACTGCGACGAACTCGTGTGTTTTCCTTGGCAAAAGCGCCAGCGTCTGCACCATTCTTAATGTTCTTCTGGAAACTATCCTTGTAACCTGAATCCTGACTCATGTTTCCGTCAACTGAGGCAGTATTGACATTGAGAACTTTGAGAGCGTTCTGCAGACGTAATATATCAGGGTCCTGTTGGGTTGAGTCCTCATTCTGCATCGACGCAAGCCTCTCTTTAAAAGACTTGACCTTCTGGTTTTGGTTACCTTGAGCCAACCAATCTTGAAGCATAACTGCGAGCTTGGGACTTGATGCCTTCTTGACAAACTTACGGTCAGCCGTAGTACCTGAAAAAACAGAATTTAGCAGTAAATTTTCAAGTTCAGCTCTGACTGCTTTGTTTTTATCTAGATTCTCAAGGTGTGTCGCCACTTGATCATACGTCATGTATGTATCTGTCCGATTAGGTGCAAGGTCATCAATACGGGCTCTCTCATAATTAGCTACGACCTCCCTATCGAAGTTAATAGCCCCAGCATTTCCATCACTGGCAGCGTCAATTTCAACAATCTGTATTGAGTTCTTACGTCTTTTATTGGCATCATAAAGCTGCTGAACTCCCATGCGAGTAGACACAAGCTTAGCTACGTCTTCAACAATAGGCATCTTACCGCTGGTTTGCTGGTTGTTGAGGATCTCGTCTAGGACATAGTTCGATATAGTTTCCAGACTGTTGTCACTAACCCTACTTATTGAGAGCATAGGAGCCACCTGTTTCGCTAATCTTTTTTGACCCGCTGCATTTTTAGGTAAGTCCGTAAACTCCATGAATGCCTGAAGTATTTTTGTCCTAGCCGCCAGTTCATTTTTCTGGTTTAGTTCATACTTGCCCTCTTTGTTTTGCTGAACATACGGGAGAACGCTTGTATTGCTATCACCCCTAAGCATTTCTATTCTAACGGCGCGGGTCGATGCATAGTATCTCATCTCAGCTTGCACAGACAGTGATCCAAGGGACAAATAATTCTCGTCTAGGACTCTACCTCTGGGTGTCATCAAGTTAAAGAAACTCCCCTGAGTTGATGAATTAAGGGAGGAGCTGACGTATGAGTCGGTTGACTCGATTACCTCTGATACAGATACGGTTTCACCTTCTTGTATAACACGCATCGTGGATGGACCCGACGGTATACTAGCGACGTCCACAGCCAACTCACCTACCTTAGTTTCTGAAAATATATAAGATGCAGTCATATACTTCTCTAACGTGGAAGTATCTTCGATTGTGTCTCTACTCTTTTTGGCCTTACTCTTAGTAGATATCTGCATAGCCTCTAGAACATCAGGCTTTCTAATCATTGTCACACGTCTACCCTCTTTGTAGTCTACCTCAAACGCCTCGTTGACATCACTAGGGTCCATGTCTAGAGGTATGCTAAATGGAATCTCAGCTTCTTCCAGTAGGGCCATGGTAAGTGGGTTGTTATCAAACACGCCTTTACCATCAGCATCTACATATGCCCTGTGAATACGGCGAATTGATTTTTTTTCGACTGGGTGATACCACGTCGCGGCCTTTGTATCCTTCGTAGTGATCGTCCTCCCTCCGACTGGCTCAGCGACTTCAATCCAAGGACTATTTTCATATACCTGTACCGCAATGTAGTCAGAAATACGTGAGTAATTATGGCGATTACCCCCACCTAATACAAGACCATAGCTTCGGTTACTGTTGATACGGACAGGATACCCGAGATCAATGAGACGCTGTATCTTAGGGGCGTTGTTGTTGGGATCTCCTAATCCTACTAACTCTTCTATCTCTTCACTTAGTTCCATCACCTCATCCGCTTCCTCCTGTAAGACGGGTTCTGATATATCTTCTTCTAAGACACGTTTGTATGATTCTTCGGAGCGTGCCTGAGTGACTTCATCTGGGTTAATACCAGTCGCTTGTAGATTACTTACTTCCCGTGGCGTAGGTGGTGGGGACAGTATGTCAAGAGACGCTGGGGATATGGTAGAGGTATCTACATCAAGGTCTAAGATAGAATCGGATTCTTGAGTGAAGTCTAACTCTAATTGAATAGGGGCCTTAGCTGATTCACGCTCGAAGTTTTCTTCAGCTATAGCTTCACGGCTAGCCCGCTCCCAATCTTCTGGGGTGCGCTCATCGAGCTCTTCCATGATAGTAAAGACATCCTGTGTGTCTTGGTCTACACCAACTTGTTCGTTAGTATCTGGGTCTATGACCCCAACGATGTTGTTCTCACGATCAAGCACGTAGTTCTCTGAAATAGTTACTGCGGCATCAGATTCAGAAATCTTACCATCGGTAATGGCCTCAATCTCTTGAGCAACAAACCCAGCTTCCACGACTCCATTCTGTCTAATTAACTTAGCTACACGCTGACGGATAAATGGCTCTGACTTCTCTACACTTGGCTCAACGACGCCTATTTCTAGTGGGGCGACTGTCTCTGAATCTACTTCAATAGGATCAGCGTCCTGTTCTGTGGTGGCTTCTTGTGGGAATACAATCGTATTAAGGGTATCCGATCCATCTTCTGATGGGATCACTACTCCATTAGACAGGCCAACTACCCTCGAGTAAGTTTTGTCACGGACTTTAACATCTTCCTTAATCGCTACAACTGTAGCTACGTTCCCGCTTGGTAGTAACACCGAGTCACCTTCGCTTAGGGCCGATACAACTTTAGCAGTAGGTGGTATACTCTGGTCAAACTCTTGCTCACCTTCGGGGACTTCTACTGGCGCGGGTTCAGGTTCCTGCGTTGGTGTGTCTTCTACTACCTCGGGTTCCTGCGTTGGTGTGTCTTCTACTACCTCAGGTGCCTGACCTTGCTCTTGAGTAGGTGCCCCAGTTGTCTCAGACCTAGTCTGAGTATACCTGTCGTAAGCTTCGCGAGCTTGATCAACCTGACCCATAGGCACAGTTAAAATTTGTTCTACAATCTGAGCCGAGGCAGGAGCACCCTTCTCATTTAAACGTGTAGTGACATCATTGATGAAGCCTTGTTGTATCGCTTGTTCCTCAGCTCTTGCCACCGCATCAGTCGTACCCCTTACGTTTTGGATAACACGTGCTCCCGTAGGCATAGCACCACCAAAGAGACCACCAGCTAAGGAAGCCCAACCAGCACCAGTGATCCGATCTAGCATCGGTGTGTCCTGATCAGTATAGAAGTCCTGTACTATACCATTGATAAACTCGTCGATAAATTCTTCCGCCCCTTCCTGAGAAGCATCTTTAAGAACCTCCCCAATAAACGTATCTTTTAAGCCATACTTAGAGTTGCCATACACGGATTTTTTAGTGGCTTCTTTTAATACACCAGCAAGGAGCTCGTCCTGCTTGCCAGCATCGGCGACTTGTTTGCCTCTTGCACTAAGACGAGAAATAACATTAGTGGCTTGCTTCTTAGACATACCAGCTAAGAAAGTTTTCTCAGCACCAGCGGCTCCCATAGCTCCGAAAGATCCCGTGATCAAAGCAGTAAATGATCCTGCCACAAGACCAGCTCCAACCGCACGGTCATGCTTCTCCTCATGAGACAAACCACTATCTTCTAAAGAGGAATATGTTGTTGCATATGTCATTCCAGCGGATCTGTTAAAAGCGGGGATCGCCATAGCTGGAATAGTATTAAGCTTACTAGCTTGCAACTTACTGAATTTATCAATAGCTTCCATGGCACCTTTACGGCTAGAACCCGTGGCAGTGACGAAGCCATCCTTAACTAATCTGTTCAATGCACTCTCCGCGCTTTCTCGGCCTGTCACCTTAAACGCATTAGTTACGATACCCTTTGCCAATCCTTTTGCCGTTATTTTTGCGCCTGTCTTAGCAGCCAAGTATGCGGCTCCACCAGCTCCCGCAGAACCAAGAGAAAGCAAACCTGTAATGGCTACGTCTGTGATAACAGGAGCTACCATCTCGGCGATGTCCTGTCCCATACCCATCTCAACCCCAAACAAACGTGCGGTCTCTCGCCTGTTCTGGTTATCTTTAATCTGATCTATGAGATATCCTTGAGCAGTTTCAGACCCCATAATAGCTGGTAGCGCAGCGATAGCTGACCCCAACGCATTGGGTATGGACATAGCGACACCACCTACACGAGAAGTGAGTTCACTATAATTATCATCATCCTGTACAAATTCTTCAAGGATAGTTCCCTTACTTTTACCCTCTGCAAGACCTACTTGCACGGCTTCTTGCCACTCGTCTTGAGTGTTGCCGCCAGACAAAATCTGGTTGTATGTGTCAAAGTTATTTTCCAGAGTCAACTTCCTCTGGTTTGTTAGGTTTGTCACCTGATCCTCCGAGAGCTGCGGGTTAGCTTTGATGATCGAGTCAAACATCTGCTTTCGGGGGATTGCTGCACCGTGTATGACTGGATCTTGGTATCCGTAGTCTTTAAGATTATACTTTAACTTATCGGGCTCATCTTGAAATGCCCACATGTTCTGCTCCGCAGCAGCCCCAGCCGCAGCCTGCTCGACGACAACCTTGAGATCATCCATGTCGATGACCTCCCCTTTATCTGACACAAGGCCAGTCTGCTCTAGGATATAACCTAGGTTCTGCACATTGCTATCGTATACTTTTTTAGCTCGGTCTATCTCTTTCTGATCTCCGCTGGATAAGCTGTCATCGTAAGTAGCTAGTGATTGAATCGTTGATTTCCAGTATTTGTTAGCCCTGTTATGTGGGTTTGCTTCTACAGTGTTCTGGTAAGGCCCAAAGAAAACTCCTTTTCCGTCCGCGTTGCTGTGTATAAGACCTGCCAACATACGTCCTTCACGGTCCACCTGCATGGTGCCTAGTGACGGACCCTCTACATCCTCCTTTGTCAACAAGACCGTAAGCTTGTCAGCAAGGTCTACATACCGACGTTGTTCAGCATAGGTAGTCCCCTTTAGGTTGATGGGGCTGTTAGCCGCCTCAATCTCAATAGCGTCGTTGTAGTCTATACCGAGGTGTTTTGAAGATTCAATGATCTCTTTAGTGCTCATCCCCTTGGCTTGACGGCCAAGCCTTATAACTGAATTTCCTGTAGAGTCATTGACACGAGCGGCAATTAGGTTTCCTGTATTGACACTATCAATAATAGATTTGTCCCAGTCCTCACTATATGCAACTTCTTCAGCTGCTGATTTTAACTGAGCTCGTTGTTCAATATATGCTGGGTCTTCGACCATACCCAGCTTTGCGATCGCTTTCTCATTAGCGAGATACGCCGTTGCCTTTTGCCACGCGTCCGTGTCGCTAGAGTGAGTGCTGGTTACTAGCTGTAGTCTCGTGTCTAGACTTATTTCTTTGGGGGCATATAGATCCCTTACTTGTTCTTTGTCCTGACGATCTAGTAAACCTTTTGATTCTAGCGCAGACTCATAGTTGTTGCGTAAATCTATTTCCACCGCCGCATTCCACGTATTATCGTCAAGGTGGTGTTTCCTTACGTAATTTGAGTACCCTTTTAAATCAGCGGCATCATCCCCTGTGGCGTTTTCTTCTCCCCATTTTGAGAACTTAGAATACGTGGGTGTTGGAATTGCCTGAGTAGTATCATAGGCGTCGGAATCTTCACTAGCCTCAAGGGGAGTGAGTAGGTATTTGGATAGATCAGTCATAGCTGAATTTTATGTGGTGGGGATTATTCTAAATCCCACTGTGTGTTTGTTGGTGGTGGTGAAGTTTGGTTTTCGTTTGATTGTTGTCTGATGGGCTTGAATTGGCTGTTTTCAATGTCCATCTCCATAGCATAGGCTGCATCATACAATTCGTCTTGTAAGTCATCGTCAGCTAACTTTAGTTCTCTTACATCTTTAAGAGACTGTTTCGTGATGCGAGCGTATATACGCTCGAGTTTCTTACGAGATTGGGGCTTGAGGACAGATGGTCCACCAGTATCGCTCGGCTCCTTCATCATAAACTGTTGAGTTTCTGGGTCAAATGCCAAGCCTCCCTTATCATCACCCGTGTAAGACAAAGAGTCGAGTGCGGAAAATGCGGATTTAACAATCGCATTGTTCTTCGCGATGAAATCAGTTCTAGCTTTAGCACCAGCCTGTTGACTAATCTTATCCTGTCCTGATCGACGCGCATATTGGGCGAAGTCTAGAGCAGATTGCTCGTCTTCGGTTCTGACACCATCCGCGTCAATCATAGCGGTAACCTCATCCACGCCCCCTGATTCAGCATATGGTTTTAGTCTGCTCATATACTTACCGCGCTCTTCTTTTTCTTTGTTTTCTATCTTAATCCTTTCCTTTTCCTGCAACTCAAGACTCTTATAGGCGGTGCCAATTATCGAAGACCCTAAACCTGAGTTAGCTAGATACGGATTCTTGAGCTGTAGCTCGGTGAGGGCTTTGGCTTTTGATCCGCTATCCCCCTCGGCATCATTAATGTCATTAATCTGACTTACAAGATTCGGGATACGTGATTCAAGATCGCGTTCTCGGGCTGCTTTATCCTTTGAATTTTTAAGATCTGCTAATGTAGCCTCATACCGAAGATCACTATTCCTGATAGAAGCTAATTGAGATTGAATGGTCAACATGTCCTTCATGTCTTTTGTGTCTGGACCATACTTTTTAGCAAGGTACGAGCCTTCACGACTCGATAACCCAGACTTGAAAAAGCTCCCGCGCATGGGAGCTATGTCACCTTCAAATGAAAAACCTTGTGGCATAATTAATATCTAGTTTCTTGTCCTCGTCGCACCTCATCTGGTTCAGTAATCCCATCTCCATCACGCCTTGTTCTGTTACGCATGAACTCATCTATCATGTCCTGCATTTGTTGCCCATAATCTATTTCACCTCCTTTTGCTCTCTCCTGAGCGTCCACGAATGCTTGCGATTTTACTGTTGGCTCACCCGCTATTTTTTCAGCAGCTGCTCTACGCCTTAGCATACGGGCTCCTTCCTTATCTCCAGCACGTCCTAGCTTGCGAGCCTCCAACAGCATACGACCAGCTTCGGACATGATTTGTCGAGATGGTGCATCGAGCCCTGTGATGCGGAGAGCTTTAGGCCGTGCGGCTGCTTTCTGCTTGATGGAAAGCTTCGGTTTGTTCTTCTCGTCTTTGTAATATTTCATGCGTGAGATTAGATGTTTACCATTACGATCTGTTGCGTCGTCTCTCCTCTTTATCTAGGTCAGCTTGGCTTGTCCTGATGTTGCTCCCTGTTCTGTTTCGCTGTAACCCCCCAGAAGCACCCTGTGTTGTCGCTCTGTTACTCCTCTGAGAGTCTACTGTGTCTAAAAACTTCCCCATATTTGCACGTCTGTAATCACGCTCTGCTTGCTTATCTAGTTGCTTGTTTGCATAAGAGTCAATTTGATCACTACTAAGACCCATGTCTTTACCCATAGCGTAGAAATTGGCTTTGTCTTCGGAAGACGCCGTGGCTGGGTTGTAGTTAGCGGCGTTCAGTTGGGACGCAAAATCTTTTCTTTTATCAGTTCTTGCCTGATTAGCGATCTTGTTCTGGTTCATGTTGAACGCTCTTTCCGCAGCGGCTAGATTTTGAGGATTATAGTCTCGGACGTAATCACCTTGATTATTCTTAGTGACTAGTTCACTGGGGTCAAACTTAGGCTGTTTCTTCTCTAAAAAATTATCAGCTTTGGGTGTCGCCGCAGGTTGAAACTTACCTTCTCGACTTGTAGCCATCACATCATCTACTACGCCAGCGAGATCCACGGGTTCGCTAGCAATCGCTGAAAGTTGGTTTCCTTTGAGTATACCCTCTGGCGTTGTTGGCGTTGGTGCAGATCCAAATGGCACGGCTGCTCCAAGGGAAGGTGCTTTTGGACCACGAGCCATGTCCATTAACTGCTTACTCTTACCGAGACCTTCGTATGCGCTGAGAGAATCTTGCACTGAATTAAACAAGGATGAACCACCGCCCGCTCTGTTTTTTTCCACTACGGCATTATTATCGTATTGTCTAAGCTGCTCATCACGAGCTGCTTGGTCTGCACGACGACTCCTAGCTTGTCCCTCAGGCCCACTAAAAAATGACTCGGCTTCCTTGCCTAGATTCTTGAACATCCCTTGGAGACTGGCGGATTGCCCCCTTTTGATTTGCTCACGTTTTAAGCTCTCTGACAATTCATCCGCAAATTCTGCAAATGTCTTAACTCTTTTATCTTTGTCTTTGTCGGCCATATATTAAGTAGGATGTACGTTTTAGTATATACATTGTGCCTCCGAACTCAAGGGTAAATTCAAGGTAAGTAAGCGGCGTCGTTCTGCAGTGCGGCTTTTAGGTGCTTCATCGACTTAGGTGGTTTCCTATAAGCCTGATTTGGATCTTCCTCACGTGGCTCCATAGCGATCAATCCGTGCCTCTGGCGAGCACAGTCAAGGGCTAGAAACGCCGCATCTGCAAGGTCGGGAGACTGTCCGAGCCTCTGCTTAAACTCTGGCTTGGACTCAATCCTAACCTTTAGTGAGCCAGTCTTTACTAGCTCATAGTTCCGACCGACAATTTCCTGAGCTAAATCAGAGTCCACACCAAAAATTTGTCTGGTCCTCATGAGCTCCTTGCCCACAAACCACAGCTCTGACACTCGGTTGGTATATAGCTCCAGTCCCGTAAGCTGGCTATTCACTGAGACACGCTTATCTGAGGGTCTGCCACCAAAGGTAACACGTAAGAATCTAGCCGACCACTCTCCTGCCAATACGTCACAGAAAGATGAACCTGCACCAGTTGCGTCCACCGCTAGATCATCGGGGGCTACACCCTCCTTCTTACAAATCTTCTTAATCTGCTCGACCAGCTGATATGTCCGTGGCACCGCCTTGTTGGTCGCATCATCATTAAGCTGGTAGCTCTTACCTAGCTCAAAGACAAACTGACCTGTATCGTCGGTACCTACCTGACCTACATACAGCACGGTCCTGTCACCGCCATTAGTAAAGGCAGGGTCGAGACCAGCTACCTTGGTAGGTGATGATGCCCATCGAACCTTATTCATGCACCCGCTCTTGGTTATCTCATTCTCGCTGTAGATACCTTCGTCCTCATCTGAGTCAAAGAATACAGCTCGCACCATTCGCATATAACCACGGGAGCTAGTTCCCAGTAGCTCACGCTTCTCCGCGATCTGATCGGCACGTGGTAAGTATGGGTAGATTGTCTCACCTGCTAAGATGTTTGGACTACGCTCACCATCCAGTCGTATGTATTTACCACCCCATTTGGTACGCCAGCCGTCATCGACGTTGGTATCTACCGAATCCCAGCCATCCTCTGGCTCAGACCACACGCCAAACGCATCGAACTTCGAGCTCGGGTTGGACATACCGATCATGCGGAACTCGGGGTTTGATGACAAGTTGGTCAGACCAGCGTGGACCACAGCCTCAGATATCTCAGATAGCTCGTCACCTATAACAATAACCCGCCTGTTCTTAATACCGATAAACTTACCTACTGCCTCACGAGTCCTGCTCTTCTCCGCTGCAATAAGCGAAAGACCAGACTTCTCTAGGAGTGTGCCGTGCTCGTTTACGTAAGCTACGTTACCTATGGAATCCCGAATCCTGAAAGGCATATCATCTATCACTGCCAGTAAGCTGATGATGGAACCCCAGATCCTCTTACGTGCTTCACGTAACGTGGTTGAAGTAATCAGGACTAAGGTATCCTTAGGCTGGGATAGACAGTTGATGATAGCGTAGGCCGCCATCGTGTGTGACTTGGATGAGGATGCGGCACCACCAACAGCAACAAACTTATTCTCAAGGCAGCTTCTGATAATTGTCTTAGCCCATGGGTTTGGTTGCATCAGGGGCTCAGGTAGATCTGGCCTATTCCACAGAACATCACAAGCTCTCCAGAAGTAATACTCCTTAGCCTTCATCAAGTCGTGGTTAGCGAAACCAAACAGTAACGCAGTTAGCAAACTAGTTGGAGGTATCTCCATTCCACCCACATCCATCTTGGTGCTCGATGGCTTAATGAACGGCTCGTATTTGCTGTCTAATTTAATCTCCATTAATGATTGAATACATTGTAAATACAAACTATACTCCAACACATGGCGAAGGACAACCCTGAAGACAAAAAAAATAAAGG